TTAAATCCAACTAGTGTTCTACCTTCTGCGAACCTTTCCCAAGTACCATACCCTAATCGTGAACTCGGATTCTCATTAACAGTAGTAGTGTAAAGATCGCCAACTTTAATCTTTAATAATTCTTGTAAATCATCGTATGTGACAACATCTTTTCCAGATTTATTCCCACTAAATTCAGCAATGATTTCATCATCTTTTTTAACCGATGGGTTTCCATTGTTGAAGTTAAAGCTTGAGGTTAAATCCGCATTTCCGTAACCAATACCTTTAGTTTCAACCATAAATTCTGGATTGGCTTTAGATACATATAAATCTAGATAACCTTCTTCAGTCTCAATATTATCAACCCTATTTCTTAGGTTGTAGAAATCAGAATATGTCGCCCAAGAAATTTCCCAAATGTCTTGATTTAGTGTTGGGTCTTTATCAATGTTTTGTGATTTTGCTCTATAAACTGTGCCACTTCTGTTGATAAAAGACACATTAGCCTTATATGTTGTTTTAGAATCCCATTCAGCAATACCTACTTGATTAAGATAAGCCATGAATTGATCTTGACGATTTTCAATCCAGTTCACAATCTCTTTCTTTGGTTTTTCTACAATATGACCAATTTCAACTTTCTCTGATGATGGTACTGCAACATCACCATTACTAGCCCAAATTCCATAATTAATATCTGGCTTATTTACAATACCAACCATTTAAATTTTATCCTTATTTTATTCTAGAGAAACTGAAACACCGTATGTTATAGGGAGAATATTATCTTCAAGCTCTAATCTATCAAAGAAGTATGTTAACAAACCTGATTCGTCATTTGATTTAATAACAAGTTGTCCGTGTTTAACTAAAGAGATTCTATTATCTGTTCTATTTGTTATTAGGTTTACAACATTAACCAAATCGTTCATTAAGCAATTAGAGTTGTTATAGATAATCCTTGCTTTAATAATACGCTTATATTCTTCATCATTTAAACGTCTAGCTGATGATGATACAAAGTTATCAACACTATTCCAGTATCCACCAACACTTGCATCAGATAGTGTACCTAGAGTTTCAGATTGATAACTTCCAAGAAATCCAAAATATTTCTCTTGGTTAAAGTTTACAAGGAATCTATCTTGACCTACTAACTGCCCAATAAAGTCTAAGTGGTATTTCTCTGCAATCTCTAAGTTTAATATGTTGTCAATCAACCACAAGTATTTCTCTTGATCAGTTTGATATTGGTTTAGAATTACTTCAATAATCTTTTTTAAATTTTCACTCTCTACAAATAGAGATGGTGAGTAGTTAAGAAAGTCATTGTAATAATTTATTCTTGTATTATTCATTAGCTGCTACCACCAATAATAATATCTTCGGCACTTAATGTTGCAAGTTCGTTGTGGTTAAGAACAATATCATCTGTACCTAAAGTTCCACCAACATAACCAATCTTGAGATTCCTAAATGCAAAACCTTTAACAGAGTTGATAGGGTCTGATAGACGAGAGTAGTAAATATCCTCACCAACATTTAGTTTGTTGAAGTAGTCTACAAGTGCTTGTCGAATTAAACTCTTACCGTTTGATGGGAAATCAGGAAATACAACCAAAGCCATAGAGATTTGTAAAGCTCTTGTTTTAGGTCTTGAGAATCTTACTAGATGAGGGAAACCGTTAATATCAGAAACTTGTTTAACAATATCACCAACCATCCCAATACCATCTCCAACGCTATTAAACAACGCTAGAGCGATTTCATCTTCATTGCCACCTAAGACAGTAACGCTTAATCCATTGTTAGTTATACCGCTTCCTGTAGTGTTGCTAGATGTGTTTGCAGCGACATTCTCATAAGTAACACCTCTAACTGATTTTAGAGCCATTATGATAGAGTTATACTTACCTGATGCACTACCCTTTTGTAATTTAACACGATATCTGTAATCTTCATCTGATTCTGTTCCTACAGATGGGAAGATGTAGAAAGGGTTTGTTACACTATCCCAACCAGAAGTAGAAGTTTTAATACTTGTTACTTGACCAGCTTTAGATTCTTTAGCATTGAATGTTACAGATGTAGCATAAGCTTGAGAGTAGCTTTTGATGATTGATAAATTAGGTGTTGTTGTAAATGTTCCAACATTTGATTGATCTGTAATTACAACCTTAACAGTGTTGTCATTATTTCTTGTAGCTGTTAAATATGCTGATTGAGAGTTGATTGCATCTACAATTCTATCAGCAACTAATCTTACTGTTGTGTCTGTAGCTGTTGTTTGAATATCAATAGGCGCACTTTCAGATAACAACCCATCAATTGAGTAGTTGATTCTATATGTGTTAGCACCTGTTAATATGTTTTCAATAACAACACCATTCACTGACACATTACCAAAAGTGATGTCACTATCAATAGAGTATGAGTCACCAGTAATGTAGTTTGTTACTTCACTACCTTTAGCAACTAATGTCCCAACATTGCCTGATAAGATTAACAACCCTGTTGCTTGAGATGGAGATAGGCGAGGAATACCCCAAAGCTGACCAAAAAGATTGTCTGCTTGTTGATCTTCAACTTGGTTAGCATCAAAAGCAGCAAGGATTTGTGGAAGTAATTCAGATGTCTCTACTTTAGGTTTTGCTGTAATCGCAAACAATCTACCAAGAATAGAGCTGTCATCAGCACGTAAAGGTTTACCATCAAGGATATCTGCAAATTTAACTTCTGCATCTGCTTTCATGTTACTACGGACTTCATCTAATCCTTCTACAATGATTCCGCTATCATTAAAAATGTCTGCCATTAAATTTTATCCTTAAATTGCTATGAGTATTGATTTGTTATTTTCATCTGTTATTTTGATTCCTTTATCATTCAATAGAATATAGAATCTTTCAATGGCTAAATCTTCTTCAATCTTCACACTAAAGAAGCACGAGTATGTATAGTTTTCTAGAGTTGATGTGTAATCTGTTATCTCTAACACCATCTCTTCTTTTTGGATTTCATTTTGAAACAGAAGATCAATTGTATTCTTAGGTCTTGATTTACCAAACACATCATTGATGAAGTCAATACCGTAGCTTTCATTCCAAATCAAATCTCTAGCAAATGTTTTAAATCTGATGTAAAGACGTTGTGTTGCTTCAGATATTGAATCACCTGTGATGTTTAAATCAAAATCATCAGTAAATGAAATATCTTTTGTTAATTGGTTGAATAGAATATCCATATATTAAACACCCTTTTAGATTGAGTTTGGAGGAGCAGTAACCATAGGGTTCGAATCATCTGTATAATTATGAGTGTGTGAACGGATAAACTGGATCAAAGATACACCTTGTATGACAATATCATTATCAACATTAATTACAGCATTGTTTGTATTTACTGTTTCAGATTCAATATCAACAACACTAGATTTCATTTTAATATTTGAGTTTGAACTTACAACCACATCTCCTGATTCCTTAATCTCAATCTTAGATTCTTGTGGAGTGTTTTTGTTGTGAACAATATTCAAACTTGTATTGTCAAACTCGTTATCATAGTTGTTAGCATCAAAGCAACTCTCTTGTGTTGTTTGAAATCCTACCTCTGCTGTAACATCATTTAGGTTTAAGAAGGCGTTTGTTGCAGGGTCATGTGGTTTGGTATTGCCATTTAAGAAATTTTGGATAGAGCAGTTTTGAAAGACTAATCTAACTTGATCACCTTGTTTAACTGGAAAGCAAATAGTTGAGGATTTGTTAGATGGAAATATTAAACGAACATTCTTAATTGTTGTTCTTTCAAATGTATCTCCTGTTTGTGGGTTAATACGATTAACAATAGGTTTAACATCTACATAACCTTCTTTCAATCTTTGAACACCAACGACAACAGCAGGGATTGAGAAGTTTAAATCTCTTATTTGATTCTTGACTAAGAAGTTAATAAGTTTTTCACTCATCAGAAATCACCCTCACCATCTTCACCACTTTCATCTTTAGATTGATTACCAAGTTCACCATACATAACACCATCTTGTTGTTCTGATTTAGCAATCTCTTCGGCTGTAGCTGCTTTTGCGTATCTGTCTCCAGAGTCCTCGCAATACAAAACCATCTCCCAATCACCTTTTCTATTGTTTCCTTTGTATGTAGCTTCTCTAACACGATAAACACTATCGTAGTCATCAATATAAGATGAAACAACTACATGACCTTGTGGTGTTACAGATGGGTTTAGTAGTGCTGTAACTTTTGCATATTTACGATTAATCTTGATCGTTCTGTTATTTCTTACACGATCTTTAACAACCTTACCATCTGCTTTACGTTTAGCATCTTTTTCATCTTGCTCTCTACGTTTAGCATTTGATTGAGCAATAGCAGCTTTAGACTTATCTGTTTGAACTTCGTTTGCTGCAAGTTCTACGGTTTCATAGGCTGTTGCAATCTTATATTCTTCTTCTACCTTTCTTAAACCTGTATTTCTAGATAGAATGTACACATCTTTATATCTATCCACTTGTGTCACAAAGAGTGATTTAAGATTGTATCTACTCTTGCTGTGTTCTTTTATGTTTGGTACTTTAGGGTATCCTTCTGCAATCTGCTTTAATACAAAATTTACACCAGCTTGAGTGAATGAATAAGCAAATGAAAAAGAACCATCCTCTTGCTGTTCTGTTTTTCTAGTGAGCATAAAGTTGTCACACATAACTCTAATAACATCTTTGACAACACCTTCAAAATCTGTGGTAACAGATAAAGTTAAAACGTATTCAGTAGCTTTATCAACATACTGTTTTGGAAAATTGCTAAAGTCTAATACTATACCATTTGACCCAGCTAGTTTAGACACATCCATTAAAACTTCATGTAGTGACCTTACACCAGTACCTCCACCATCATATGAGTTGTAGAAGTATTCTAAGGAGTTTGCAGAACAGTTAATATTGGTAGTGGTTGTTCCATTATCTCTAACTTGCCACATCCTTGTAATCATGGCAATGAATAGCGGTTTAATATCAGAGTTTGTGTATCCACACCTTAGAGTTACACTACCACCTTCACTGCTCATTCTTTTATAGGTTTCTTGTGTTAAACCTTTAATTGATATAGTTCCAACTGAAGAATTTTCATTTTCGTCAATTGTTTTGAAAAACTCAAAATCAATTTCAAATTGGTTTGGGATTGTAATGATTTCACCTGTTGTATAGTTTCTAACTTCTACTTCAGCATATCTACCAAACTGAATACCTTTATTAATAGCCAATTACAATCCCTTCCATTTAATTCTAATTTCCAACAAGTCTGATTCTTATGTTTTTATCAAGTCTTTCTTTCAACTCAAATGAGTTTCCAACAAAACACAGATCAAAATTATCAGACCAATTTAAGAAGTCATATGATTTGTCATACACAAAGCTTTTACTCTTTGGTAGCAAAGTTACATAATAATTTAAGTCTATTTGAGTTGCGTTGAAATTCAATTCACATCGTCTACCGTAATCTAAAAATGTATGCGGTAATAACACATCACCATCGACACTAGAAATAGATAGACTTCTTCTTTTATTTCTTAGGTTGTACTTAACATCTAACACTAACAAGTTATTATCAAGCCTAATCCTTGTTCTATAATTGTAATTGTCTGAGACAGGAACAATTACATAGTTTGTGATAAAATCATCAAAAAGACTGCTATCAAAATCACTCATAATTATCTACCTTGTTCTCTGATAACTCTTGTTGCACCACCAACCTGTTCAAAATACCACTTTGAGTTAGCTCCAGTAGCCTCTAATCCAATTGCCATTTTTCTAGCTTCAACAGCGTCTTTTAGAGACTTATTTTCTGTTAAAACACCATCAGGTACTTGTTTTTTTATAGATGTCGGGTCGGATTTCTTCTCAGCAACATCTTTTGAGTCGGGCTTACTTGTGGATTTATCATCTGTGGTTGTTGTTTTTGTAGTGCCTAAATCTGTAACAACTTTTGAATGACTTCGTAACGGAGGTTGCATTTGATCAGGTCGTAATTGCCCAAAACTCACATAAGCAACATCAACTTTCTCAATATTCATCTTGAGGAAGATAACACCATTTGAGCTTTCGCTTGTATCTATCTCTAAAGAAGTGATTACACAATTAAGGTATTCTTTACTATACTTTGAAGTTAGTTGTGTGTACTTTGTTTCTATGTCTTCCTCAAAAGATGCCTTCTCACTTTCAAGAATGGATACAACCTGTCTATTCTCCCACAATGACTTTACAGCATCTCGCATGTAGATATGTATGTTTTTGTCTGGTGATGAATTAGAAACGAAGTCTTCTCCATCCCAATATATCTCTTTATCAGAGTTAAACAACGAATACGATGAAACTGTTGTATTTAATGAGTAAGTAGGATTCTCAGTTGTTATGTTATCTGATATTGGAAAACCATATTCAACTGTACTTGATGAGATAGTTGACCTTAAACTTTCCGTAAAAGATTGAACCGAATCAAAGGAGATTATTTGAGAAATATTCCCATCTTTATCACGATTTATTAGTGTGTAAATCAAAAGATATATTCTCCTTTGTTATGGCATTACGTCAGCAGTCGCATTTGAATATTTTAACTTGTTATTTTCATCAAAATGGAACTTATTAATATTGTTAATGACGATTGGATTTTTAAAAGCATTAGGTGAAGCGTAAGGTATCGGAAAGCTTTTATCACCGCCTCTAGCAGTATTTGCGTTTTGAATAGCTTGTTGCATCTGATTCTTTTCAGCAATACTGCCTGCATTCTTAGAAGGCATGCTTGATGATGAAAGTTTTTTAGCGTTTATGTCGCCAACATATTTAAATATCTCTTGTTTACCAGAAGACCACCAGTTAGGACTCAGAGCATGTTTTAGGTTTATCCAGCTTACTTGCATGTCAAGAGTCATTAGTTCCCAACGTAATTTGAAGTTCTCTAACTTAGCTTCTAGTGTGTCAATCCATGTCCACTTACCAAGCTTCTGATCTTGAATCGCTTTACCGAATTGTTGTAGTAATATTAATGCACCTGATATTGCTAAACCAACCCAACCGAATCTTTTGGCAATTGTGATTAGTGCTTGTCCAAACCCACCATTAAGGAAGCCAGTTACCAACATTGCAATGCCAGAGAAGTTTTTTAAATTCTTTGCTACAGAGAATATGGCTTTTCTATTTTTAAATAACAGCCCAAGTAAGAGTGTTAAAGCTATAGATAATAAACCGTTACCACCAGTTAGATCATCTATAGCTTTTTTAAACCCTTTAGCACCAGTTGTAATCTCACTTAATATATCAACAAGAGATGTTAGTTTATCAAAGATATTACTTAGCATTGCATCTAAACCGCCAGTCATAATGTTTTCAGCGAAATCATTTAGGCGGTTCATAAATTGCTGTTGTTTAACTACAGACTGATTCAATGCTTTATCTAGTGCATTATTCTTGTTAGCCATTGCAGACATAAGCTCTGCAACACGAGGAAGGACATCCTCTGCTTTTACAGTGCCAGCCTTACGCATTTTCTCGTAGCCTTTTTGGTCTACTTTATAAACTTCCATTGCAGCTTTTTTAATAAGCTCTTTTATTGGAAGTCCACGTTCAGCCATTTGTCCTTCTTCTTCAGCCTCAATCTTCCCTTTAGAGAACATCTGAGTCATTGCACGGTAAACGCCTTTTTGATCGTCAGCACTGTTCCCCATCACTGTCATTAACTCACCAAAACCTGTAAAGATTTTCTGTGTCTTTTCTAGTGATAGTTTACCTTGTACGGATTGCATTACCTTAGCAAAACCTAAGCCCATTTCTGTAGTGCTTTGACCTAGACGATTAGATTCTTTTCTAACATATTCCATTGCCTTAGCATATTCTTCAGCATCCTTTGTAGAAGCTGTCATAATGTTAGACATTTTAATACGTTCACGACCAGCTTCTACCACCTCTTTAGCAGCAAAACCAGCAGTAGGTAATCCACCAGCTAATGCAACTGCTGGAAGCATTGATCTAAAGAAGCCTCCTGAGAACTCACCTCTACCACCGAACATTCCACCAAACATACTATTGTTGTTATTAGTTTGTCTTGTGCTAGATGAATTATCTGAACTACCACCACCACGACCTTGATTAACTCTTAATGATACTGTAGAGTTTGCTCTAAGTTCTTTCATCTTACCGTTGACAGCAACTAAATCTTCTTTAGTAGCACGAACGGTAGCTCTATATTTATCCCATAAAGGTTCACCAGCTTTTACAGAGGCATGGATTCTGCCCAACGCTTTAGTAATACCTTTTTGGTTGTTTTGAATAGATGTGAGAGCTTTCTCAACCAAACCTACATTAGTAGCAACACTCTTGTAACTATCAGCAATATTCTGATTGGCTTTCTTTAAAGATACTTTATCTAACTTTGTGGTAACACCATCTAATGCAGCAGAAGCACTTCGTAGTTTTTCAGCTAAGACACCAATGTTTCTTGCAGCTACTACTGTATTACCACGTGCATCTCTAAGCTTACTGTTGAAATTATCTAAACCTGTTGTATCAACTTTAAATCCAAGACTAGCAAACATACTAGCAATTTGATTAGACATACATACCTTTCCTTGTCTTGGTTATCTACTGTTTGAACTTTCTTTTTGTCTTAAATAATCTTCGTATGAAATTAAGTTTTCATATTCGTAGTATTCTTTTAGATCAAGAACATCATCTACTGTCATTTCGTATTTTAATTTTAATAGTAGAGATGGTTTATCTTTTGTTTTTGGATGACATAATACTTCCATCCATTCAACAGGAAGTGAGAGGTTATTCTCAAGTCTGTCATATTCTCGTTTATTTACCCTCGTTACTTGGTTTTCCTCTTTAGGAATTACTTCGCATTTGTAACGAGTCTTTGAAAAGATTCAAGATAGTTTAATTTTAAAACTTCATAAGTAAGTTTCAATAATGTGTCATAGTTTTGTTCAAACTCAACATCGAAGTTAATCTTTGAACCATTAACTGTCACAGCATCCATAAGCTCAACAATAATGTCGAATACTTCTGATGCGTTTTCACCAGCAAACAATGAAGATAATTCTGAAACAACTGTTTCATCTTCTACATTAGGATTTCCCCAAAACTTTAGAAATGGGAATACATACTTAGTAACACGAGTAAGTATCATAAAACCTTGCTTACCACGAAAAGCATCAATAATATAAGTTTTATCGTTTAATTGAATAATTTGTTGTTTTGACATTTAATTTATATCTCCTAAAAATTTGGGTCGCCTTTTTCCCATTGATGTGGCGTAGTTTGTACAGGTGTATTTTCATTAACACCTTTAGATTCTAGTTGAGCATTAGCTTCATTTTGTTTTGAGCCTGTTGCTGTTTGTGCTGTACTATCAGAAGCAAATACATTTGTTGTCAACGTTGATTTAACACCAAACACATAAACCTTATTGGGTGCTTGCATTGATAGATTTATTTCAGGCATACTAATAATATGTGACCTAAAGATATCTACAATATCTCCATTCTCATATACACTAATATAGAACCAACCTTTAAGCTCTTGTTGTTTTCTTGCTAGAGCTTGTAATACTGAGTTTGACTTTGCTGTTGGGAGGATGTTCAAAGTAAGTGTCATCATCTCCTCTTTGTCATAATAAGTGTAATAACTTGGGTCAATACCAAACTCTGCAACACTTATTGTTCTAGCACTAATAGTTGCTTCTTCAATACCATCAATTTCCATACGAGCGATTGTGATTTTATTTCTTGAAGCATCATAAACTTTAGTTGATCTTTCTAAGAGGTTTCCACCACCCCATAAGGATTTCGCTTTCTCAGCTAACCCTGTTAATATTGAAGCCATTTAATATCCTATGCTTTGTATTTTTCTTAGAAAAGATTTTTAAGTTTACCCATTGTTGATGAGAATACTTCAATACCTTTACTTTCAATAGATGAAAGATCAATACCTACCATTTCAGCAAGCTCTACAACTTTAACTAAAGATTGAATTTTAGAGTAAAGCTCATTACTTTCATAAGTACCTTGTTGTGTGTATTTACCGTTGTGACAAATGAATGTCCACGTTTTAACACCAACATCTGATGCAAAGCTTGTATTAGCTTCATTCTCAAAGAAACAATCTAAGGCAAAGAATTTAGTACCACCTTCACTCATTCTTTCTTCGACTTCAATTGGCATCTTAAACTCAACATTAGTCTTTTGATACAGCTTAAATAGTAGGTGTAACCACGTATTAGCTTCGCTAGTTTGATTGACATGGAAAGTTAACCTGTAACTACCATGCTTATCCTTAAACGCTGTTCTTGAGCCATCCATAGCCTTTCTGAACGTAGTTACACCATTCTCTCTTTCAATGTCAACAATGTTGCTTTCAGAGAACCCTTCAATTGGTATTCCAAAAATCTTACATCTAACTTGAGACGGTACATAAGAGTTTAAATATTTCATTGAAGAGTTTATCCTTTATTTGTTAAACAACACTTTTCCATTCGTCATCAATGTTAACGCCAAGTGCTTCCAATACTTGAACAGTATCAGGGTCAATTAAACCGTTACCACCAATCCATTGATCAGCCCAAGCGAAAGTAATCATCCAATCACGAGTACCTGTTGCACTACCAAACTCTTGTGAAGTTGGGCGTGATACATAGCATTGAGATGAGTAGACATAAGAACGACCACTCTTATCAGCAAATGTACAAGTAAAGATACCATCACGACCTGAAATATCATTCTCATCGTAACGTAGTAAAGCGCTAAGAACATCATTTGATCGAGATGTTTGTTCTAAATGAATAGTCATCTGAACCGTCTTATCTAAACGATGTGTACGAGTAGTGTGACCATCGATACCTACAGTGTTAGTCCATGTTTGATCAGGGAACTCAATACTCACTGTAGAATCTGCTGTAAAACCTGTAACAGCGTGACTTACATTTGTTTTAGGATGACTAATAACAATTGTTGTAGAATGTGGGATATAACTATTTAAAGTACGTCCAGCCATTTATAATTCTCCTTATTAAGCGTAAACAGTGCCTTCAACAGCATCTACGTAAATGATTGCACCAGCTAATCTAGCTCGGAAAGTCAACCGTGAAAGAACACCAGAAGCTCGTTCTTGTGAAGTTAATTTGTTAGCATCTGGAACAGAGATTTGGAATCCATCATCTTCTGTAAGAATGTTGTTTGCAACAGCTTCGTTCAACACTGTAACCAATTCTGCTTTAAATAAATCAATACCACCGTTTGTATATAGGATACGTTCTTTAGTGTATAGAAGATTCCACAAGCGTTCACCAATACGAATCTTGAGCCAAATAGCGCCTAAGATAACGTGAATCTTTTCACCGCTAGGAACATTACCATTACCAACAACAACACTGTCTTGACCTACTTTAGTGTAAAAGTGAGCTTCTTTATCTCGTAAATAATTCACTTCTGTTGATGTATAACCTTCTGCAACTAATCCAGCTAAAGTTTTATATAACCAAAGATTTGAACCAATAACTGCTGATGCAAAACGACCTACCCAAGCTGCTTCACCCATTGTCACTGCTGTATCTTTAAAGTGGATACCGAAAGATTTAACGAAGTTTAATGCTTTCAACTTAGAGAAGATGTCTGTAGTAGCATTTGTAATAGTAGCAGCGTTAGTGTCACTGAATACATAGATAATATCTTGTGTTTCTACATAAGTAGCAATAGCAAGCTTATCAGCATCGGTAGTAGCGTCTGTAACTAAGAAGAACCATTCATTAGTTTGACCTTGTAAGCCTTGAATAGCTGTTACGTAGTTTGGTTGTGTTGCAACATCAAATTGACCTACAACAATCTCTTTAACTTGTGGGTTTTGAGAGAAGATTCGTTGTGCAGCAATATATGCTTTATCTGTTGCTTCAAATCCATCAGATAACATTGCTGTTACGCTAGTGAATTTACGATAACCTGTATATCGGTTCTCACC